GTTTACTTCGTCTTCCATATACTTAATGAGATCTTGAACCAGATCATCATAAAGCTCGTGAAAGCGAGCTCCGCATAGTTCTGCTATGCGCTCAAAACTAGCACTCGTCATATCCTCGTTGTTTTGCGTCATCGTGCTGTTCGTTATGTTAGGTCAACAAGGTTGCAATAATACCAAACATGAAATCTGCTTTTACACTTCGTGTAAAAGTTCCATGAATTGATGAATCAAATGGATCACTTATTGAGTTGGATATGTTGTGGTCAATACCACGTGTGTATCCAAGATCCAGATTTGAATCGCTTACGTATATGACTTGGTCGCTATTGATGCCAGATTGTTCCTGCATAAGGAACATTTCTCCAGTTGATGCTGAGTTACCCTTACTAGTGATATAGAATGTTGCAGTCTGACCAGAGCAAATATCACCATAGTTTGGAATTGAGAACGAAACAAGATCGCCATCAATGCTATGTTTCAATGTAGAATTACGAGGATTGTTGTTGTACCCGCCACAGACAGTCCATTTCGTTGAATCAAACATATCACCATTTGTATATGGGTCTGTAATTGATCCAACTGTACATTGATTGTATCTGTATAACGTTAACTGTGCACCAGCAACACCCCACAAATGAACTTTGAAATTTGTGACTCGAATGTTTGTTTTTGCAACGACCTTGAACATTACACCTGCTGTTCTCTGTGCAGATGTTGTTATATTTCCATATGGTATTGAGTGGGATATGCCTGGATACCCTCCAATACCAGTGGCGTTATTGACAGAAATATTACCTCCTACATTCTGATACCATCCACCTAATCTCCTTTGGTTGGCAGGATATGTATCTATTGATGATACATTACCTAGTTGTGTATATCCTGCTGTTGAAAGAGAACTATGATCACAACATAGACCTGTTGACGATGGTGGATCTGGAGATGGAGATGGAGATGGTGTAGGATCTGGTGTAGGATCTGGAGATGGTGATGGTGTAGGATCTGGTGTAGGATCTGGTGTAGGATCTGGATCTGGAGATGGTGCCACATACACTGGTACTGTGCCTACTGATCCTGGCTCAGACGCAGGCAGGCCACCTAACGCCCTGCCGGGCATTCAGCGGCCAATAGTAGGCACATCCTCACCAAAGGTATTGTACTCAGTAATGTCAATACGGCTTTGGTTAATGCTAGCAGACGTAGAAGTACCAAATGACTTTATGCCAAAAGCGTTCACAACATTTCCAACTTGGGGTTTCACCTTAATGAGGAATTCCAGATGTGCTCGCTTAGAATTAGCGATATCATAGCTTGTACCAACAATAGTCATTGAAACTTCTGATAAAGCTGCATTGCCACTTGAACCAGAAGCGGCCATACCGGGAACTCCAGAAATTTGGCCTTCAATGCTGATTACATCTGTCAACGTAGATGTATCAAATGCGTCGGTACCTTGGAAAATTGTGTTATTGGCCTCAGCGACAATGTTAACTTTGTAAACGCCTGAAGCGTTTGGTGGGAAAACAAAAGCATTGACTTCGCCAACTCCAAAGTTCTTACGAACGACAGACATGTCAAGGGTGTTCTTAGCAAATGGTGCTAAGACACTAGTTGTCCCGTCGGCTTTCGTGTCATAGCTTGTACCAAGAATTCCAGTAGGTCCGGAAACGCCAGGGTTGCACACAGCCCTGAACGTCTTAATAGCAAGACCCCTGTTAGCGTGAAGCTTGGGCTTCATCAGCTTAACAGTGTACGCAACATACAGGCAACCGATTTCCTTAGCAGCAAGCTCGGCAGGAATGTTGCTCTGCGCAAGGCTGAAAGTACAGTGATCGTAATCACGCTGGTCGTCAGTGGCAAGTAGTCCGCCGAGACGGACAAACTTGTGACCATCCCCAACAATCTTGCCGGGATCGGCTTCGACACCATGCGCAAGGCTCTGATGAGCCTGCGTCTGGTTGGCATGAGGATAGCTCTGCATCTCATGCTTGTCCTGGAACTCCTGCGCCTTAAAGTTGAACTTATGCGCCGCAGTCACAGTACCGTGAATAGTCAGTTCATCAGTCGTCCCGACCATCTTCCTGCCTTCGTATTCAAAGACACACTGGTAAATCTCATATTCCTCGAAGTTGGCAGCAAGCTGCGACAACCACGGAAACACTCGTTCCAGGCCGGGGTTAACAGTCAACGTAGTGACTTCAAACCCAG